TCGTAGGTTCTTTCAACTTCTTGATCGCTCCAGGATCTATCAATAAGTTTTCCTTTAATTAACCAGTTAAGACGGTTAGCCTCTTTACGTACAAATGGTGAACACATGACTTCTCCTTGTTACTTTGTATTTACAAGGAACTAAAATCGTTAGCGTTAACTTCTAGGGGTTTTTAACCTATTGTAAATCCGTAACCAACGCCGCCGCCGACTTGTTGAATTACTTCTTGATCTAATCTTTCCATTTCTTGCATTGCTTCATTTTTAAGATCATTACCATTGAGTGTTGATCCACCTTGTGGACCTGCGATAGTAGCAAACTTTGAACGTGCTTCGCCTAACATATACTTACAACTAGCAAGTGTATAATCTTTGATCCACTGTTGTGCTAGATAGTCAGACATTAATTGTTCATCTGGACGATAGTTATATGCATACAGCATTATAGTTTCTACTGCTCGAGGACGTTGTAGTAATGTTAATTTTTTAGTTGTTGAATTCCATTTAAATTCAATGAAACTACCAAACATTCTACCTACTAGTTCTTGGTATTGGCTAAACATATCATATGTTGCTAGACCGCCCATATTTGAACTTGATAATAGGTATGCATTTGTATATGCTAAACTGAACGGATCAAATAAACTACCGCCACCATTTTTTCCGTTTTCGTAGAGTTTGATACTAACAACATCATTTGCAGTTAACCCTGAATTAAACGTAATAGTTCTTGCATCATTGTCAATGCCATAGCTAGTCGTTGTTGTACCATTTACAGTTACTACAACTGTTGCTATAGCTGCAAGGTTATAGTTCACATCAAACACTTGTTGAGAAGCAGACGCTATTACTGTAGTTGAGTATATTGGTCCTCCGGATGCCGAAGTTCCAGGACGTGATCCAATACTTCTGCGAAACATTTTTCTAACCTCCATAACTTCACCTGGAAGAGTGTACTCGTTAACGTCTATAATAGTATCTAGAAACAAATACGATTCTTCAACTGCATTATCACTACGTTGTCTAAAGCGGCTTAATGCTTTATTCAATGCAGTTTCATAATGAATTGGGTCTAGTTCAACATCAATCATTCCGCCGCCGAGCATAGCGTTAACATAATCAAATACTTCTTGTTTTTTAGTGGCCATATACAAAGTTCTCCGTACAAGTATTTATCTCGCGATAAATATGTATATGCCAAGACTTAGTTTATATAAACCCGAACGCGGCGCTGATTTTGAATTTCTAGATAAACAGATTCTAGAGATGTTTACTATTGGCGGGACTGATATCCATGTATACAAATACATCGGTACAGATGACGGGACAACCGCGAAAGATCATACACAAATACAAGATATGCTATTTTTAGAAAATAGAGATCGTAAGTATGATAAAGACATTTACAGAATTAGAGGAATCTATAGTGTACAAGATAACGATTTTGACCTAAGTCAATTTGGTTTATTCTTAAGCAATGATACATTGTTTATGTCTGTACACATAAGAGGTACAGTTGAAACAATGGGAAGAAAGATTATGCCCGGCGATGTATTTGAACTTCCTCATTTAATAGATGAATATGCAGAAAACGATGCATCTGTAGCATTAAAAAGATTTTATGTTGTTGAAGACATTAATCGTTCAGCTGATGGGTTTTCACAAACTTGGTACCCACACTTATATCGTATAAAATTAAAACAGATATACGATGGACAAGAATACAAAGATATACTTGACTTACCTGCCGTTGAAGAAGATCCAGGCGGAGACAACCTTAGAGATATTTTATCTACATACGAAAAAGAAATGCAAATTGCACAAGCGGTAGTTAGTGAAGCAACTACTAACGTAGAAAAATCAGGGTATGATATTAGTCATTACTTTTCACTTGCTGTCGACGATGACGGTATTGTTGAGCTAACTGAAACTAAAGATTCTTCCGGCTTGTCTCAAATGGCGCCGCCAGATAGAGCAGGATATAGAGGATATATTATTGGCGATGCTATATCTCCTAATGGTGAAGCATTTGGGTTTGGCGTATCATTTCCGGGTGATCCGCAAACTAATGACTATTTTTTAAGAACAGACTTTTTACCTAACCGATTATTTCAATATAAAAATAATAAATGGAACAAAGTTTATGATGTTAAACGTGCATTTGTTTACGGTGACGATAATACAAATACACAAAAAGGCGACTTTATTAATAACACTGGTACAAACAATATTGCAGGTGAACAAGTTACTGAGAGACAAAGTTTATCTAAAGCACTTAGACCAAAGGCGGATAACTAATGCAACATTTTTATGATGGACAAATAAGAAGGTACTTGACACAGATTATACGTCTGTTTGGACAATTTAGTTATAAAGATGGTCAAGGTAGATTAGTACAAGTACCAGTTATGTATGGTGATTTAACTAGGCAAGTTGGAAGCATTTTACGTGACAATAGCGAGAACAAAATACCTAGTGCGCCACGTATGGCTGTATATATTACTAATTTAGAAATGGATACTGCAAGATTAGCCGATAGTAGTTACATAAACAAACTAAACGTACGAGAACGTGCATATGATAGTGCAGGACAAGAATATTTAAATTCTTCAGGAAAAAATTATACAGTTGAACGCTTAATGCCTACTCCGTATACTCTTACTGTTAATGTTGATATTTGGAGTACAAATACAGATCAAAAATTACAAATACTTGAACAAATCTTTATGTTGTTTAATCCTAGTTTAGAAATACAAACTACAGACAACTATATTGACTGGACTAGCCTAAGTGTTTTGAATATGGATAATATTAATTTTACTTCAAGGTCAATCCCAACTGGTACTGAAAACGAAATTGACGTAGCTACTATAACATTAACTACACCAATCTTTATTAGTCCGCCGGCAAAGGTTAAGAAACTTGGTGTTATTACTAAAATTATTACAGCTATATTTGCAGACAACGGACTAGAAGTAAATATAGACGAAAACGCATATACACAAAGTTTAGTTGAACAAAAAATTAAAGAAAATGAAGAAACTGATAAAATTAACAATGGGCAAGCATTAACTAATGAAGATGCATTAGTTGTTACTACATACCAAGATTATGATATTGTGTTTATTGACGGAGTTGCTAAACTAATAAAGAACGGAGTTGTTGGATCAACTTCATGGACAGCCTGGATGATTGCACAGCCATTTATTTATGAAGCAGGAGTAACACAACTTAGATTACAACGAAGTACAGGATTAGAGATTGTCGGAACTGTTCAAATTAATACGTTAGATGAAACAGAATTAGAAATTGTTTCACTTGATGAAGATTCATTACCTTCAGATAGTGACATTGTTGGGCCTAACGGTACTAGAGGAAGTATAGAATATATAATCGATCCTACACGCTTTGATCCAAGACAAGTTCAAGATAGTTCAACAAATACTCGATTATTATTACTAGGTAGTATCGGCGATGCATCAAATGTCAACGGAGCAATTGCTTGGAAAAATGAAGATAATAGTAATTTTGTTGCAAGCGAAAATGATATTATCGAATGGGACGGATTAAGTTGGCACATAGTCTTTGATGCTAGTTCTGTATCTAACGAAACTTTTGTTACTAATCTTAATACACAAACTCAATACAAATGGACTGGCGAAAATTGGATATTGTCATACGAAGGCGAATATCCAAACGGCACTTGGAGAATGACATACTAGCATAATTATTAGTATGAGAGACATCGTTTGTAGTGGCGCATTAATTTATTCTTTAGAATCAAACAGATTTCTATTTTTGCATAGAGCAAATGGGAAACGTAATAACCTGTGGGGTCTTGCAGGTGGCGGTAATGAAGAGGGCGAAAGTCCTTTTGAAGGATTGCGTCGCGAAATTGAAGAAGAAATTGGCGTAATAGATATTAAGAAAACAATACCATTAGAAACTTTTATTTCTAATGACTCTAAGTTTCACTTCCATACATATCTGTGCGTTATTGAAAAAGATTTCCTACCAAAATTAAATAGCGAACATGACGGTTTTGCGTGGGTTAGTTTTGGAAAATGGCCAAAGCCCCTACATTCCGGATTAATGAACACTTTAAATAGAAAGAGTAATATTACAAAATTAAAAACAGTTATTGATGTAATAAAACTACTTGACTAACCTAACGGAGTATAGTATAATATAGATATGCAAGTATTAATTATTGGCGATATTATTATCGATAGATATATTCATGGAACTACTACTAGATTAAATCCTGAAGCACCTGTTCCTGTTGTAAATGTAACCAACGAATACGATTCGTACGGTGGTGCATCTTTAGTATTTAAAAACTTAGAATCACTTGGTGTACATGTAACACAACTTCATTACGATGATGAAAAATCAATAAAGACAAGAGTACTAAGTGATAATCATTATATTACACGTATTGATCAAGATGTTATTGCAAACGGAGACGGTATTGCAGATGATATTGAAGAGTTAGATTTGTCTAACTTTGAATATGTAATTTTAAGTGATTATAATAAAGGTGTGCTTGATGCTGCACCACGAATAATTAAACACTGTAACAAGCACAATTGTAAAGTTATTGTTGACCCAAAAAGACATGCAGATCATTATAAAGGTGCATGGTTAGTTAAACCTAATGCTAAAGAATTTATTGATCTTGGGTTTGATAAATGGGAAGGTAATATAATTATCACTAGCGGCGGTAATACATGTACTGCTGAATTTGAAAAAATTAGATATACCTCTACACCTAATAAAGTCGAAGTATCAGATGTAACTGGTGCTGGAGATTGTTTTCTTGCCTCTTTTGTTTATGGATTAACAAACGGAATGAAGTTTCAAGAATGTCTTGATATTGCTGTTGATGGTTCAACCGAAAGTGTAAAGCGGCATGGTACTTACGTTCTAACGCCTGAAGACATTAGAAAAAAGACAGTATTTACAAACGGGTGTTTTGACATACTACATACTGGGCACTTAACACTTCTTAAAGAAGCTAAAGCGCAAGGTGATTATTTGATTGTAGGATTAAATTCAGACGAGTCTATACAGAACTTAAAGGGTAACGATCGTCCTTATAATAATTTTGCTATACGTAGACAACAACTTGAATTAATTCCGTATGTAGATGAAATTATTGAATTTAGTGAAGAAACCCCTTATAATTTAATTAAAGATATAAAACCTAATTTAATTGTTAAAGGTGGCGACTATACAATAGAAGAAGTAGTAGGTCACGATTTAGCACCTGTCTATATTGTGCCTACAGTTAAAGGACATAGTACAACAGATATTTTAAAGGCAAGAGATGAAAATACTAATAACAGGTCATAAAGGATTTGTAGGACAGAATTTAACATTCTATTTACAAGATAATTTTGAGTTATCAGGATACGAATGGCAGGATGATTTTTTACCTGAAGTAGAAGGATTTGATTGGGTTATACACCTTGGAGCAATCTCTGCTACTACAGAAACAGATGTAGATAAAGTTATGTTACAAAACTATGAGTTTTCTAAATGGCTTTATCATCAATGTAATACTAAAGGTGTAAACTTTCAATATGCTAGTAGTGCCAGTGTATACGGTACTAATACAGACTTTAACGAAGACGCTCCTAAGCAACCACAGAGCCCATATGCATACAGTAAATATCTATTTGATAGATGGGTATGGCAACAGCAAAAACATAATATTGTAGTTCAAGGATTGCGTTATTTTAATGTATTTGGACCGTTTGAAGATCATAAAAATGATATGATGAGTCCAGTGAGTAAGTTTACTACCCAAGCTACAGAAACTGGAACTATAACATTATTTGAAAATAGTGACAAATATAAAAGAGATTTTATATCTGTTAATGATATTTGTAAAATACATTTACAACTATTAAATAATAAAAAGTCAGGACTGTTTAATACAGGGACTGGCAAGGCAACAAGTTTTCAAACAGTGGCCGAAGCAATTGCTAAAAAATATAATGCAGAAATAAACTATATAGCAATGCCTAATAAATTAAAAGGACAATATCAAGAATACACTTGCGCTGATATAAAAAAATTAAGTACAGTAACAAGTGGAATTGAATTTGAAACAGTAGAGGAATATATTAATGGATCAACCAACTAGATTAACCGGTGTAGTAAATAAAGGCTGGGGCTACGAAATGATATGGGCCACCAACGAACACTACTGCGGTAAGATAATGGTATTTAATAGAGAAGGTGCTAAGACAAGTATGCACTTTCATAAAGAAAAAGACGAAACTTGGTTTGTAAATAGTGGAACATTTAAAGTTGCGTATATTGATACTGATAATTCTACGTTATATGAAAAAGAATTAATCGAAGGTGCAACATGGCATAATCCTCCGTTACAACCACATCAGCTAATTTGTGTTAGTAAAGAAGGAAGTGTAACCGAAGTTAGCACTGCTGATAGTGTTGAGGACAATTATAGAATTGGCCCTGGCGATAGTCAAAAAATAGAAAGTAAGTAAATGGAAATAAAAGAATTATTCCCAGTAGCTATACTAACGCATCATATAGATAAAGATATGGCTGACACAATGGAGAATGAGATTGTTCCATTATTAGATAAGCTAGAACGTAACACACCTATACTAGATTCAGTTGGTGATGAATACATTTCTGTAGATACTATGTACACAGATTTTTGGGAAAACAAAATTCCAGTGCATGAAATTGTTCCTGACTTTTGGGACGTAGTAAGAACAGCTGCATACGAGTATGCTGATCAAACAAGCTATTTTGTTAATCCTAATTTTAAAGTCCGTTACTGGACACAAAATTATGTAAAACAAGATAGACACGACATACATCAACATGGCATAAATGGCATAAGCGGAACCTATTTTATTAGAGCAAATGAAAATGCAGGACCAATACGCTTCTATAATCCTAACAACACAGCCGAGTATGTTCGTGCAGGTAATCCTTTAAATAAATTTGTACAAGGACATCACGACATATGGCCTGAAAAAGGCTTGTTGTTATTATTCCCTTCGTATATAAAACATGCTGTAGAATCTGGCAGAAATGATGATGTTGTTAGGACTTCAATTTCGTTTGACTGTTGTCCTGGAGTTTAAATGTTTACAAACTTATTTCCAATACCTATCTTACGTATAAAACTTAGTGATGAAATTGCAGATGCAATGGAAGAAAAAATAGTTCCATTACTAGATGGTCTTAGTAGAGAAAACGATTCAGTATCTACAGATTTTTGGGAAAAGAAAATTCCAGTACACGAACTAGTACCAGACTTTTTCCAACAAGCAATCGAAGCTGCTCTTGAATTCCAAGAACATACAGGTATTGAAATAGATCCTGAAATGCGTATTAAATATTGGACTCAAGATTATTTGCCAAATGATAGTCATCAAATGCATCATCACGGAATACACGGTATTAGTGGCACATATTGGGTTAGAGCAAATGAGGATGCTGGGTCATTTAGATTGTTTAGTACAAACCCACATAGTGATTTAGTTTTACATAATAAAAAGACCGAATACACTGTAGCATACGAAGATATATGGCCTGAAAAAGGTATGATGTTATTATTCCCTTCATACATGAAACATTGTGTAATGCAAAGTGGTAAAAATGCAATTCGTACTTCTGTTTCATTTAACTTTGGATGTTCTAATGTATAAAATAGACTGGAGTACAGACAAATCTAAAACAACAGAAACGTCTACAAAAAAGAGTAATATACGCTACAGTACTGACGACCCAATACCTTATTACAATAGTACAGATAACATTGCACCTAAAGTTGTTGTAGGACTAGATCGAGACGGTGTTATTAATGTTGACCGAGGCGAGTATACATATAAAGTTAAAGATTTTGAACCAATTGAAGGTAGTCTAGAAGCTGTTGCTAAAATAAGACGCCTAGGACATAAAATTGCTATTATTACTAATCAAGGCGGAATTGCTAAAGGAATGTTTTCCGAATCTGATGTAGACAAAGTACACGACTATATGTTTGAGTTACTTGGCGAAGCAGGTTGTTTAAGTGTTGATGCATTATATTATAGTGCATCGAGTTTACGTAATGATATGTATGCTAAACCCAATGTTGGTATGTTTAAAAGATGCGAAGAAGAAAATTCATTTATTAAATTTAAGAAAGGATATTTTGTTGGAGATAAAATATCCGATCTAAAAGCTGCATTTAAAATTGGTGCAACTCCGATACTAGTTAAAACAGGTTACGGTTTAGAAACTATAAAAGAATTAAATAAATTTTCCAATCAAAAGATAAAAAAGAAAACTATTATATTTGATGATTTAATGTCTGTTGCTAACTGGCTGGAAAATCGAGACAAAAGTTAGCACTAATAGATACACGCAACTTTTCTGTTTTATTATATGTTACATAGTGATCTAAGTTACTTGGAAAAAATACAATATCGCCTTCTTGCATTAAAGGATTAAATAATTTACCGTTATTTCCGGCACCATAAAATCTTTCAGTTATATGAGTTGGAAACCAATTCAATGCACTATTGTAAAACATAAACTGTCCACAATCAGGATCATTATCGGGCAAGTCAAGTACATATGCACAACTAACTAAATTATTTCCGCCACCGTGCGAATGTACGTCTTGATGTTGATGTTGACTATATTTGTTTGCCCAAGCAGTTCCTGATAAATTTTTAAGATCATCTGGAGCCATACCTAAGTAATTAAGGTATGCTTGTAACGGTCCTTGCACATTTTCATAAAATATATCCCACGGTAATTGATTATTTTCTTCATGCGAATTATGTGTAGTTTCGCAATTACATTCCCAATGCGAACTACTATGTTGAAATGCAGTACTGTCTTTAATAAAAGATGAAAATTGTTCTTTTATTTCGTTATGCCCAGGCATTTCACATTTTAAAATAGGTGCACCAAAAATACTATCTATCATTTTTAATAGACACTTTCACATTATGTTCAGGCAAGTACAAGTACTCAATTCCACTATTAGCAAGAGTTCTAAATGCGTCATCTAATGTTTCTACTAATGGCTCGCCGCCTAAATTAAATGATGTATTAAATATAATTGGGACGCCTGTTTGTTTATAAAACTCGTTAATTAAATCATAATAAACTTCATTCTGTTCTCTAGTTACTGTTTGTATACGACATGTGCCATCAACATGTATAATACTCGGAATCTTTTCTGCTACACCTTCTTGACAATTCATAGCATACATCATATGTGGTGAATCTTTCATTCCACGCATATCAAACCATTCTTCTGCATGTTCAGCTAGTATAGTACCAGCAAACGGACGGAAGTATTCTCTACGTTTAATTCTATTAACATGATCTTTGCCATTTGGATCAGTTGGATCATAAAGTATACTTCTGTTACCTAATGCACGTGGGCCTGATTCTGATCGTCCTTGAAATAATGATACAATATTCTTTTCAGTAATTAATTTAATAATATCTTCATTTGTTGCTTTAGTAACATCGGCATTGTATTGTAAAGCTAACATTTCAATTTCGTCTCTTGAATATGTATTCTCAGGACCTAAGTATAAACTTTCGCCAAAGGGCCGTTGTGTAGTACTTTTAGTAAGTGAATGATATCCCATCATTGCTGCACCGATAGCAGTACCAGCATCACTAGAAATAGGTTCAACGTATAAATTAATACCTTCGTCTTTTAGTTCTTTTAAGTACCAATAATTTGCAACACAGTTTAACCCATACCCGCCACTAAGTACAACATTCTTATGTCCTGTTGTTTCCACAGCCTTACGTATTAAACGCAATACTTCTGCTTGGCTTTCTGTTTGCACAGCATATGCAAGATCTCTTCTACTCTGTAGTTTAGTCAAGTCGTCATTTTTTTCAGGTGTAACTAATTCATTAAACCTTCCTTCATTAACTAACGCTCCATTTGGATATGTAGGAATAATAACGTTTCTATCTGACGATCTCCAATCACCGCCAGCATCAGTATACAATGGAGGAATATTATCATTAGGTTTTCCATATGGAAATAACCCCATTGTTTTACCTGCTTCAATTGATTGAAATCCGCAATACTGTGTTACTGCTTCGTATGTTTTAACAATACCGGCAGTGTCATCAATAATAGCTTCATGTGTTTCTTTGTCTTCCATAAACCATTCACTTGTCATAGCCGGATCTCGCATTGATATATACGGTCCATTACCACCTAAATGTTTGTATACTGTATGAAAGTTATCTGGGTACGCACATGTAAAGATTGACTCTAATTCCCAAACTGTAGTATCAGTGCCACCGATGTTCATTGGAATAAATGTGCCAGCGCCGTCTACAATAACACTTACTGCCTTGTCAAATCCACTACGATAAAATGCACAGCCTGCATGTAATTTATGATGTATTCTTGATAAATCAATAACCTGAGGATGTTCCCAATTGTTTACATCTGGACCTCGTTCAATTAAGCCTAGTTTACGTGCTAGACCTGTATACACATTGTCGCCTGTAAAATCAACTGTTGCCGCTGATTCTTCTAAACTTTGTGTATGTGCAACGAATATATAATCTAATTTGTCAGTATATTCAAGTATCTTAATCATACTTGCATATGGACCGCCGTCATACTTTTGACGACTTAGTCTTTCTTCTTCTATAGCGAATACAATTTCACCGTCTTTAAGCAAACACACACCGCCATTATGACCACGTGTTATTCCTGCTATCCACTGGCTCATTTACTGCCTCCTACACTTAATAATGTTTTATTAGGTTTTCCTAATTTTTTTCTAATTGAATCAACAATATCTTTAGTTTGTGCTTTAGATAAATCCATACATTTGTCGTTTACTCTATCAGGTTCTTCTTCATTTGTAATTCTAATTGGACTATACACACGCATGTCTTCGCCAATATCAAAAATTGTAACACTCTTATCATCTACGTATGACGTGTTTATAGGATATGTACTTCCAATAACTACTGTTGACTGTGTATCAAGTGCTTTGGCAATATGTTGTCCTACACTATCACAACCTAAGAAATGATCTGCAGCATCAATAACTCCGGCCCATACACGTATGTCTGGTATTTGTGGTTGAGCTATAGGTATATTGTCATCTTTTGTATTTTTCATATTTAATTGTATTTCGCTCATTAATATAACTGCAAAATCTTTTTTCAGTTCATTAGCAATATCAAGCATATCTTCAGCTCTAAAACTTCTTGATGTAACATCAATTAAATCTTCTTCAGTTGTTCGTCCAAACGGCTGTATTACAATTACCTTATCTTTGCCAGTTGTTTCTTTAACTTCTTTGACTACATTTTCGCCTTGTGCTTTTTCAATTTTATTAAGATACACTGACGGAATAATAACGTCACGTAAGCCTTTGTTATTAATTTCTATATCAAACGCTTGTGCTAAACTACATTCTTGATTATAATATTCCCAAACTCTATACGGTTCTGGCGAAACACAATTTCTTTCTTTGATAAAAGATTCAAACAATCCCTTATGCCATGTGTCGTATGCTCGTTTGTGAAGTGTTGGATGACCTTTATAAAAGTCTGTGCCTGCTTCACAAACAATAATAAAGTCGTCGTTTGGATTTTCTTTTTCGTATGCTTCAAATGCAGGTATTGAAGTTATAACACGGCCAGCGCCGCCATTGATAAAGAAAGCTGTTGATCTTGTCATAGAATAATACACCTTTTAGTAAATTTACTAAAATATTTATAGGTTCAATAGGATAGTAATAAAAGATCTGGCTGATAAAAAAAGGCTGTATGTTTATACAGCCTTTTTAGTGTTACTTGTTAAATAATTATTATGTAGGTGTTTGGTCTATTGCATCACAAAATGGAAAACACGAATCTACAAATACTAATGGAACATTTGCTTCTTGCATTGCTGCCGGGAAATCACGTAGTAATTGTCTATATGCAACAATTTTGTCCCACTTTTCTTTGTCAATATCTTTCATAATTAAAAATAATGTATCAGTAGAAGCAAGTCTTTCATCACGTTCTGTACGTATTTCGTCCCAAGTATTAGCTATACCAATTATATCTTCATTTGTATGCTTATATAAATCTAACTCATTAGTTTCAAAGTTCCATACACTAAGTTTTTCGTCATATAAGTCATCTGGATGAATAGGGTATTCGTATTCAAATGACATATAGCCTTCTGGTACTGATATTTTTTTAGTACCTGGTGTTTCTAGCCATTCTTCTTTGTCTTTATAGTTATCATGATAGTCGGACATAACTTCTGCATCTAAAGGATGTTCTCTAGCATCTAATTTAACAATTACCATTTCTTCAGGATCTGGCATTTCTTGCCAGTTGTCTGTTGACTGTAGTACTTCAAATTCTCTTTGTATGTGACGTATAAGGTTTGTTTCTTTTTCTACCCAAAGATACAAAAATTTAGGACCTTTATACACAGTATCAATAGTTTCAGTTTTTTCGCCATCCATATAATTGTCTATTGGACATTCATAAGAGTAGTTTACTTCAACCCATTCAGTTCCATGCTCGTCGGTCATCTCAATGTCTCTATAGTCAATTACTTCACTATCTAGTTCATCTCGATTGTCATCGATGTTTGGATTTACTTCGTCAATTATGTTTTCTTCTTCACTCATCATTTAACTCCAAGTTATTCTCATCATACCAGGTTTACCAGGAGTACCTCTGCAGTAAGACAGTGCTCCGCCACAGTACGATTTCATTGAATTTGATCCACCGCCTGATACTTGTCTAAATCCTCTACAACAGTTAGTACAACCACAGTAAATAACCGAATTTTCAATATGATAAGTGTGTCCGTTACTAATTCCCCAAGATGCTGAAACTGATGTGTGTCTTGAGTTACAATCACAGTTTCCTCTTGACTTAATAAATGCTGGTTCGTCACCTAAGTCTATCCAGTCAAACTTTTGACAAAAACATAGTCCGTTAGCACACATGCCGTCTGTTCTGTTACCTTGGTTATTACATCTGCAACTACAGTAAAGGTTATATCCACCTCTGCCGCCTGTCATACATGTACAACATAAGCATCTTCCACTAAATCGTGTCATACACCCTCTCGGTGCATCACAACATGCTGTAAAACAGCCACAGCCGTTGTTTACTGTACCGTTGCCGCCTGCACCAATACACCAGCAGTAAATACATCCTGGTGCAAAGCATCCGCTCTGTCTAAATAGTGTTCTACGACCGTAGTAGCCACTCATTGATCCACAGCTAACCATGTCACACCAGCAACCTTGACAACAGTGTCCTGCGCCTGAGCCGCCTCCGCTCCACATTTCAAATTGTACTGTTTGGGCACAATCAGGTACTGTCCAACTGCCTGTTCGTTGACAGTGTGATCTACATCTGTGTGGACCACAACATACTAAACAAGTGTTAAAGCAAGTACATGTACCACCTGGAGATCTACCAGCTGTTCGCTGACAAGTCCCGTCTGGGTATTTCATACCCGTGCTAATCATCTCAGTTGCCATATTATGCGTCTCCCTTTAATGTATTTATTTCTTGTTTTAATTCTTTAATTGCTTCAACTAATAGCGGTACAATTCTTTCGTATTGTACAGTCATATAGTTCTCACCTGACGCACTGTACTCTTCAAATATACCTGCTTCTTTGTCTTCATTTTGTGCAATGTCAAATGGTGCAGGTAACACTACTTCTGGTAGTACTGCTTTTACTTCTTGTGCAAGTAATCCTGCTTGTAATTCATCACCTTCAAATCCGTTTTCTTTAGCAAGCTCGTTTACTTTGTAAATTACGCCATTTAAACTACAAACTTTTTCTAGTGCGTTTTCAATATTACCTTGAATATCTTTTAAACGTGCATCTGAATAGTTTGAAACAATATTACCCGTTGCACGTATTTGTCCAGCACTGTTTGGATCTGCTGTGTTAACACCTATACAACGTATACTTGTCATATTCTTAGATGCGTCAATAACGTCACTGCCAGCCATTTGGAATGATCCAACGTTTACGTTAACACCTGTGTCATCTTTAATTTGGAACCAAACTTTATTGCTGTCTTCTGGCTCTCTAAAGTCAACACCTTCAGGAGTTGCTCTAATTTCAAAATCAACACCTGCGTCACTTGATCCGTTAAATGTAATTTGTGGTTGTGAGTTTCCGTATAACACTAAACCTGGACCGTTTACATTTAACGTGCCGTTCATAGTATGTGAGTCACTTGTAGCA